AGTAGCCGTTATCCGTGTCCTGAGCCGTCTGCAGGTTCAGTGAGTCCCCCGGCATCAGGTGCGGTACTTTTGCGCCTCCCAGCCGGACCGGCGCTGCGGCGTAATACGCGGCAATTTCACCAATCCAGCCGGTCAGCCTTTCCCGCTGCTCCTGACTGTTCGCGCCCAGAATAAAATCCATCGCTGACTGCGTATCCAGCTCACTCTCAATGGTGGCGGCATACATCGCCTTTATGAAAAGACAGGAAAAAATAAAATTTAAAAACAGTACATTACGAATGCTCAGACCTATCGTTTAAAGGAGTCGCAATACACACTGCAATACACGATTATTTATAAGATGAGCGGCATCCGTCATAAAGCTGGTGGATGCTTTTTCTATGCATATATGCACAGTTTTAGTGGGCGTTAATGTCGATATAGGGATCCCCATATCGAGATTGGATACCTGGCTTTTTTCCGGTTAACCTTTAATCAGGCTGGTGGGCTTTACCTGTTTTGTATGAGTGGTCATCATGACCATGTCATAACAAAAACCCCATATTCGTGGTTTTTCTGTGTCGGGCTATTCTGTCGTTGCTGTGCTGATTTGGCTGGTGGGCTGAATCATCATTACGGCGATGCAGCTATGTAGACGTTCCGGCCTCCTCAAATTGAGGATTGTGGAAGAATCAATGGGTTAGTCTTACTTTCCCGACATCCCCCAATGGGGGTTTTCGAAACAATCAATAGCTTAGGCTTACTTCCCCGATTTCCTGCATTGCAGGTTTTCGAAATAATCAATGGGTTAGGCCATCGTGCAATTTTGCACTTTGCCAGCCAGCGCAATGTCGCGTTATCAGTCCTCAGATGTGAGGGATGTAGCCAGCTTTTCCCCCAGTGGGGGATATCCAGCACCGACGGCTTAACTGTGCGTGCCAGCACAAGGTAGCCTTGAACTACTTACTGCATCCCATCTTACAGGCCGTGCCTTCCTGCTTAACTTTTTGCAATGCAACAAGTCAGCCAGCGCAATTTTGCGTTATCGGGAATATCAGCAAGTTACCGCCGCAATCGTTCCGGCTTCTTCCACTGGTAAGTATTTTTCGCGCTCTCCCTCCGTTGTTGAGAACGGCGACGATATGCCAGCAACTCAAGGACTCTTGTTCGTATGTTGCGCATATCCACGCCGTTAAGCTCAATACCGTCACGGCGCATCACCTCAGCCACTACACGCACATAATTATCTGCGGTCACGCTGTCCGGCTGCGTGGCCTGTTCGTCATGCTGCTTGCTGATTCCACAAGCACGGCGGATTAATCGCAGTATTTCGGATTCAGTCATAGCGTACTACGTTACTTATCTTTATTCGGCTGCAACTTATCCGGTACGTTTCCGGCAGTTTCCATCAGATAATCGGACAGCATCAGCGGTATGTTTTCGTCAAGTTTTGCGCATGCGTTACAGGCTCTGATAACTTCTTTTTCAGTCCATCCAGCATAGACGGCTTCATGTCGGGAAACTTCCTTGTCATGGCAAGCGGCAGGCTGTCCATGATTGAAGAAATCTGACTCGCCAATTTTGAAAGCACGTATATACAAAACGCTGTATCAATAACGTCGCCGCGTTCGCGCTCGTTTTTAAGCTCCTGCGCCTCTGCCTGTGCTGTCAGCAATCTGATCCTGACTCGTAGGAGTTCATCATCATCAATCTCGCCTTTGTCGTCTGTAATCTGGTTAATTGCATTGCTAACCCGATTGTCTATTACGCTGGCAACATCATAAAACGCCTCGCGGCCTTTACGTTCAACGGGAGTCACTCCCCACTTGTCGAACGCTGTCGCACTTACACGGCAGCTTTGCGCCATGTTTTTTTTGTTCATCAGGTGCGATTTCATCAATATCCCCACTTAAGTAATGTTTCAGGTTGGTGTATTGGCTTTATCTTTTCCTTTTTATTCATAGAGATAGAGCGAACAACAAAACCACCACCAGCACCCGAAAAAGGCTCATAAATAGCGAAAACCCGCGAGGTCGCCGCCCCGTAGCCTACCGGATCGCCGGAAAGGACCCGCCAGCCAGAACGGGCCCTAATTTCATCAACCAATCAACTTATAGCGACCATCCCGTGCATTGCGACGTACACGCTCAATCTTGAGGCATAGCGCCGCATCTGGCTTTTTTGGGACAGGTACGCGGCAATATTCAGAAGATCGAGGAATATTGTTTATCCAGTCGATCACTTCACTTAAATACCAGGCCTTACGCCCTTCCGTAACCTGCACACGCTCCGGGAACTCTCCACTAGCCTCAAGGTTTAGCAATGTGCGACGGCTAAGGGTAGTAAGTTCCATCACCTGATTCATATCAACAAGGCGTTCACTTAAACGCATTTTGTCAGCAATAGCCTTTAATTCCTCTACTGCTGGATCCGGATACATCATTTCGGCAATTGGCTTAAGGTCATTGTAATGATTCTGCATTGTATCCCCCTTTACACACGAGCCAGCGGCTGAACAGAAATACCTGAGCCAACAAACGCGGCAACCTTTGCCGACAGTTCTTTTACAGACTCAGGCCAGTTCAGAGCATCAACATTTAAAACACCTGTCTTATAAACCTGTGCCTGTGTTTTTTTCGCTGTGTCGATTTGTACAGCGGAAACATAAACCGCTTTACCTACGCTCGAACCATCCCATACCACCAGTGCACCTGTTGCATCTTCCTGCATCAGTGGCGTAAATGCAGGAATTACCCCTTTATTAGCTGAAAATATCCCCAGCGTAGTCACCAGTGCTTCAGTGCCAGCCATGAGTTCAGTGTAATGAGTAGCCATTGCTCCCCCTTAGCCAATGCGAACGGTAACAAAACGATTGATGCGGGCCGGTATTGGCTGTGGTGCTGAATGTGTCTGCACATATTCAATAGCCGGATCACCAGGCACAATATAGTTTTTCGGTGCAAGTTCGGCTTTAGTCAGCCCCATTCGGATTAGCTCCGGATCCTGAATACCGCCATAGGCGACAATCCCCTGAAGAGCCGTATTGCCAAGCACCATCAAATCAGGATCAAGGAAATGTTTTTCTGTTCCGTCCTCGTCGGTATAACGCCCGCTGTAAACAACAATCGCAACATCGCCCATATACCCTTTAAAACTCACCGAATCACCAAGGTCTTTAAGGGCCGTTTCCAGTTCGGAATTAGAACCACGACGGGTATCCAAAGCCTCTTTTATCGCTCTGAATGAACGGTATTTCTTCCATACATTACCACCCATAATGATGATATTAGTGACGCCCTCACTAAATTCTGCGTAGCTCTCAATATCATCATTTGGATCAAAAGTTTCTTTATCCTTACCTGACCACTCAGTACCGCCAGACTGAGTGATGATATTTTGTGGTTTTATATTCCAGTCCAGCTCATAACGTTCAATACCATCGCCCTCAATGATATTTTTCCCCGTTGTGATTGCCTGAACAGCAAGCCATTCAATACGTGCACGAATAGCTTTAGCCTGATTTACAATCGCCTGTTTAACTTTAATATTACGTGCCCCAAAAGCATTGTATTGCTCAGGTGATACACCAGCAGGGCGCACAGCTAACTTATTTGGATCAATGCTGCTTTTCGGCTTCATATAGCCTGGACGAATTGTTTTTGATTCGTACCCTTCGTCACGTGAAACTTTACTACCCACCATAGGAGAACAAAACGCTGCAATTGGGATATTTGGATCGTCGATTGTATCAAGAATAATATCGCGCGATTCAAACATTACCGAGCGAGTAAAAAACAAACTGGTAAACAACGCATTTAGTTGTTTTTGTACATCTACAGCATTAACCACCTGTACAAGCTGAGTAGGCGAATATAAATCAACCATACGCATCCTCTTTGCATTCATTAAAAATAATTGTGGATATATGCTACCACCGATATTTGTCATGCGAACACATGCAACCGAGTGCAATGTTGTATAAAGTTTTGGGGTGACAACTTCAGTGCGGACAATTAGTGTTAATATCTTCACTCCCTTTGGTCGGGATTTATGTAGCATGCCGGAAAATTTATTTTTTCCGGCCTTTTTTATTGGCAATATTTAAAACGGGATATCATCTCCCCATTGCTCATTATCTCCCACTGGTGGCTGGCTTCCTTGCTGATCTGCCTGTTGTTTTGCTCTGTTCAGTTCGTCAGTAGCCTGCCCCTGTTGGCCTTTTTTGCCGCCCGGTCGCGCCGTTCGCGCACTGATTACGCTGTCTGCGATAACCTGCCAGCCCCGCCGCGTTTCGCCGTTCTGGCCTGTCCACTGGCTTACCTGCATGTTACCCGCCACGCTCACCAGTTCGCCTTTGTGGTGTTTTGCCAGTGCGTCGGCCTGTCTGCCAAACGCCAGGACGGATAACCACATCGTCGCCGTTCCGTCATCTGCCTGGCTGCACGGCAGGGGAACCGCCATACTCGCCATCGCCATTTGTGTCCCTTTGCTGGTGGTCTTTAACTGCGGGTCAGCCACCAGCCGCCCGTAAGCCGCTATCTGTGCTGTCATGCTGTCTGCTCTCCGGTTTTAACATTGATGGTTGTCACCTGTTCCGCTTCGGCAATCTCCCGTTCTGTCAGCGTGGCAAAGTTTGCCGCTGCTGTGGTCATGAATGCGCTTATCAGGTCGGGATGTTCCTTCGCGTATCCTGCCCGTGTGTGGTGGTCTATCGCTTTGATTGCCACCTTTAAGGAAAGCTCTGTCATGTCTAACGCTTTATATTTTGCCTGTGTTCTGTCTCTGCGAATTTTGGTCATTTGTCGCCCCTGATTCATGTTTTCGGCTGGCATGTTTATTAAGTGATTTTTATGTATGCGCATTTATTTTCACCCCCCCCTCGTTTAAAAAGTTTTTAGTTGTGCCTCCCCCCCTCTACCCATCTACCCGAATGCTCATCATGTCAGTAATGGCGCGGCTTTCAGCGGGTAGATAGCTTTTTGACTCCTCTACCTGCCGTCTACCCTGCTACCTGAAACTGATAAAATCAGGTAGAAGAGGTAGAGAGCTTTTATTAGCCTTCTACCTAGCCCTATACCCACTTATCATGTTGAATAATATGCGTTTATTTTGTTCAGGTAGATGGGGTAGATGGCTTTTACAAAAAATTATAAAAACGCGTCGCAATCGTCTGTTGTAATTGCGTTGGTCTGCGTTACTCCCTTAACTTTTCGCGTAATATATTCATGCCCGTAAACTTTCGCCGCTGGCTTCATGGCCTTGCTGAACTCAGCCACGTTTAGCGGTTTGCTCCTGCCCGCGTATGCCATAAACGCCAGATAGACGCGGTAAAGGCTGTTCCTGGTCGTGTACTTCACTGAATCACCACCGCCACCCATCATCAGGCCGCGCGCTTCCTCCAGAAAATTCAGGAACTGGCAAAACTCAATAACCGGATCCGTCTGTTGCTTTATTGCCAGTGCTTCATCACCGTCACGCTGTTCCAGTAGTAAAGCCCGTGCCTTCTCAGGGTCGGTAAAGTTCGCCAGCAATCGGCGGATAATAACGGGGATTTCAGCCGCAATCTTTTCCGGTAGCTCCCTGTCTTTTTCGGCCTCACTGACGATATTGTCGAAACGGAAAATCACGCGACGACGTGCCACACCTCCGGCCCGTTCGGTGAATATCATCGGGTTGTTGTTGGTCGCCAGCACCACCGCCCTGATTACCGCCGTGAAACGCTTTTCATATTTCGGGTTAATTTCCACGGGGTCGCCGCCTGTGATTTTCTTGATGCCCGTTCCTTCGCCTGTATATTTCGGCTGGTCAGCCAGGACGATAAGACGACTCCCGACAACCTGCGCACGTCCACCAGCATCATCAAGCGATGTCATTTCAGCGCTTACCGTGTTCTGTTTCCCTGCCAGAAGGCTGGCTATGTGTGTGAATGTACTTTTACCGCTCCCGCCGTCTCCGGTGGCCTCAATAAACATCTGCCAGTCGTACCGGTTCGCCATAATCATGTACAGCGCGGCACATATACGCATCATCTTGCGCGGGTCTTTTCCGGCTGCGTGCTCAAGCCATTTATGAAAGTTTGGCGCGTTATCGCGGATGTTCTCCCCTGGTGCTGGTGGCGTGTACTCAATGCCGTTGTGCGTGGTGATCCAGTTCTCCGGCGTGTGCGGGGAAAATTCCCCCGTTTTCAGGTCAAGCGCACCATTGGCGAACGGCAGCAAATCGCCAGACGGCTCGCCCATTGGTTCGGCAATAACTTTTAACGCTTCCACGGCGTTATTGATTACGCGCTTGCTGAAAGTGGCCCTGTGCTCTGAATAGATCGCCACCATTTCGCGGCTAAGTTCCATTGTGCTGACCGGACACCATACCCCGCCGCGCCATACGTGAACGATTTCACTTTCAGGATGTACGCAAACGCCATCAAAGCGATCGGCAAGCAACTGCGCGCGCTCACTGTCCGCCATCTGCGAAAGTTGCGCCTTTTGCTTTACCGGAAGCTCAATGACCAGACCATCAGAAAGATTCTGGCGTTCACGGGCCAGATATTCGCGCCAGTTCTGCACCTCCTGGCCGTGCATACCCTCAGGATAAAAATTTGCATCCTGTACGCCTGCTGCCGCCAGCTTCTGACCAATCGCCTTTATCATTACAGGCGCAAGATATCCGGCCCTGTATATGCGTGCTGATTTTCGGCCTTCCGGCACAATTTGCAGATTATCCAGTTCGGATAGCTGCTGCTCCCCAAGCCACACAGGAGGCTCATTATCTCCGGCCATACGCGCATCATGTTCCTGCCATTGTTTCGCGTGTGCCCAGGCATCACTACCCGCAAAAATAATGACTTCTGTTCCTTTGTGTTTTATGCCGCGTGACTGCTGTTTTACGTTCGGTGCCAGTTTCATTTTTTACCTCTGAATCCGTTAATCATGGTTTTCATTTTCTGGATATTTCCCCACGCTTTTTCCCTGCTGATGGGCTTACTGCGGGGTGCGGCATATACCAGGGGAAAATCACGCCGGAACTGATAAACAGGCATCACGCAGTCATAGCTATACCCCTCACGGCGGTAAGTGATGCGCCGTTCTGCCACGCCTTTAATCGTTACCGTGCCGCCGTATTTATCGCGGTAAATATCGCCGTTCATAAATTCAGGTCGAGCGGGGCCGCTGGCAATAAAGCCAGAATTTTTCATTTCCATATTATTTATTCCTCGACTTAACTCGACTTATTTGATAGCAGGGCACTATTTATTGCGTCATTGAGTTTTTCTGCTGATTCATCAATAAGTGACAACAGGCCATAAGCAATATTTGCATCTTCATTGTCATTTATGCAATCAAGCCACATATTTAATATTGCTTTTGCTGAATTATTTAAAGTTAATGAACTTTCTGCACATGCTAACAATTTAAAAAAGACTTCCCGTTCTGTATTCATTTAATCCCCCACCAGCTTACTTTCTTCCTCAATCAAAAAACTAGCGACACTTCCCGAAAGACGCGCCAGTAGGCTCGCCAGTGCGGATATATCAGCATCTGTAATTTTGTTCGGGTATACCTCAAGAAGGCGGCAAATAATTTCTGTCTGGTGCGCACGTTCAGCGGCTTCGTGTAATGTAATTTCCTGCATTAATGCACCTCTTTTAATTCATACACTGCTGAAATAATGACTTGTGATAAGCCATATTCTGATGATTCGCTTCTCACCGCAGCAATAGCCGTCTGAACATTAACAGCCTTCACATTCTGAGCGATACCAATTGTGTGGCCTATTGGGTTAACAGCTCGGGCAAATACACGGAAGGTTTTAAGCATGACTCACTCCCTGGCGGATTTTTGCAGCGAATACAGCAACACAACCGGACGGGCAACGGCTACGCGCTTCGCGTTCCGTCCAGGCGGTTACGTGGATGATTTGAGATTCTCCGGCACTCAGTGCCAGAAAACGCCACACAAAGGCCGTTTGTGTGTGTACAAGGTGTGGTATATGATTTACAGCAACCATAACGGCTCCTAGTTTACGTTGTTGGTTAGACGCCCCGTATGTGTTCCCAGCACTGCGGGGCGTTGCTCTTTGTATTTCAACAATCCTTTCGGTGTGTTTCATGTTATGAGCGCATGAAACACACGTCAAGGCTTTTTGTATTTCTTTTTTTGTGT